ATGTGTTACTCCAGTGGTCCTAAGATTTCAAATCCGTCTATTTCGCTTTTGTACAAGTGTGCTTGTTCAAGGTACAAGTACCGGAAGCCTCGTGCTTTGTATATGGCACATTCAGTTTTCATTGTTTCTATGCCCATGCGTAGTCGGGGATTGTGATAAGTCCATGCAAATTGATCGCACAATGCATTGTGTTCGTCATAGCGTTTGATCAGCGAGAATGCTACTAACTTGGCCTGATCATAGTATCCAATCACATCAGTCATTGGATCAGTATATCTACTGTCAAATATGGGCATCACACTTGAAAACTTTTTGTACACGCAGTAGTCACGATAGATGGCATTCAGCGCAGGTATGTCTGGCCGGGTTATGTACATCCATTCTATGTCTATGCTGTAGTTGGTTTTACTCAGATCTATTCTAGCAAACTGATAACTGCTCATCTGGGATCCTGTCTATGTCTAAACAATCCAGTCAGGTACTCTTCGGGCCAGGTGTGATAGAATCCTTTTGACCCCATTTGTTTTGCGGCTATATTTAATTTGCTTAGGCTTTGTACCAGTACCAGTGCATACTTGCCTTGATTCATTATAACACCGTTGACATCTTCTACATCTGCAGGGTGATCTTCCAATGCCAACAAATCTTTGCGCAACAAAAATTCTGTGTTGGCTGTTTCAATAGCCGTGTGAAAACGTTCGTACGGCCACTCTGCAGGATCATAAGCATACACAATGACTTCGTACTGGCCCATGCCCCATCTTGCTCTGTTGCGTAAATCAAAGTAAGGATCAGAACCAATCAACACTTGAATGGTTCTGTTGAGTCTGGCTTGTCGTGCAAACGGGCAAGGTGGCCAGCCACCCAGTGCTGGGTGAGGAACTTCTACAAAAGTTTCACTCCAGGCTAGTATATCAGCAGTGACAGTTTCGTTATCCATTAAAAATAAGGCAAGTTAGATTTCTTAGTTGTCTCAATGTTTTCTTTGGCCAGTTCATTTATTAATTTTCTTTCTGTAGAACTCATTTGCATGACATCGTTGTAACTGGCACCTCCACGCATGTACCAAGACAGTCTCAAACTTTCTGCCCGGATTTGTTCAGCCTCCCGATCTAGGCTGTCTACATATGAACTGATTTGCTCAGGAGAAGAGATTAGGAGGCGGATGCGAAAAAATTTGCAATGTCCAAATCTACAGGCTGGTCAAATTCGTTATTGCATTCAGTACATTTTATTTTCATTGGCGGTATTTCGCTTTGTTGTCTCAATGATATCACATGCTCTCTAATTTGATTGTAAATCTTGCTTTCACAGTTTCTTAAAAATTCTTCAATTTGTGCTGTGTCTGTAACAGCACTGTTGGGTGTTCTGATAGCAGCAATACTTTGAGTCACAATGTTTATTGTGAGATCTGTGATGATTTTCATTGCTTGAGTCAATCGATCTATTTTTTCTTCTTCAGACAATTCCGAAGTTGGCAGCATACTCAAAATCTTTTGTTGCTCAAATTGTGCAATACTGCTTTGATTTTGTTGTTCGTAGTTGACTGGTTTGAAAATAATTTCTAAATCGCCGTGATTGACTGTTTTGCTAAAATCTGGTGAGCTGAGGCGATCCAGTACCATGCGTAAGTCCAGTGAATATTCTTCTTCGTGATTGCATGCAGGGCAGCCAGTGTTTAAACTCATTTCGTGACCGTAACTGGCAATGCGTATGGCAATCAACAACGGGCTGAGATCAATGTTGGGCACATGCCATGCATTTTTAATAGCAGGCACGCAACTCTGTATCACACTGATCACTGCTTGACCGTTGAACAACGCATCAGGTGTGCGATAAGTTATTTCGTCAATGGCAGTCATTGGGTAGATTGGTAACTCCCCATTGGCGGGCAACTCCAATGATGCTGCTGGCCAAAATCTTCCAGCACTGGGCAATTTCAGATAGATTGCCGGTTGTCTAAAAAATTGGCGTAACGGATTGGATGTTTGGGTCATTTTGATACCTATAAATATAGTTCTACTTATAGGTATATTACCATGACACCAGAAGAAAATCTCGCCAGGATCACAGAAGAAGTAAACGAACAGATGCGACGTTTCGGGTACATTTTGCCCGAAACCAATCAACGACTGTTGGAAGCACAAACTGGCATACAAAACTTTGGATTCAAAGTTCAGATAGCCACCGGCATCATGGGCAATTTGGCTGAGGCAGTGGGAGACTATACTCGTGCCATGTACCGTGGCGAACAAGGTGCCGCAGTATTCAACCAGTCTATTAACAAAATGGTTGATGCTGCACAAATGGCAGCAGTAGGATTGAGTTTGTTGGTGCCTGGTGGTGCAATAATGAAGGGTGTGGTTGCTGGGTTAACTTTTTTAACCACACAATTTTTAAAACAAGGTGCTGAACTAGTAACCACAGCCAACGAGCAAAGTGATGCTTTATACAGTGCTTTTAGTCAATTGGCCGAAAGTGGTGCTGTGGGTGCTGATGGCATTGAGGGACTGGCTGAGGACATACAAAAACTAGGCTTGAATGTCAACAAATTAGATCAATTTCTCGCGATGGCAAGTAAAAGTGCTGAGTCATTGGCAGCCATGGGCGGCACAGTACAGCAGGGTAGAAAACAATTTGCTGGGCTAACTGCGTCATTGAGAGAGAATGACGAATCATTACGCAAACTGGGACTGGATCAAGATGCACAAGCCGAAGCAGCATTGGGCTATGCTAAAATTCAAAGTCGACTGGCACTGGGTGCAACCAAAGACTATGCTGCAATGGGGCAGTCGGCCTACAAGTATATTCAAGAACAAGATGCATTGACCAAGGTCACTGGTATCAGTCGCAAGCAACAAGAAGATGCACTCGAAGAAGCCATGCGAAATCAACGTTTTGCAGCCACAATAGATCAGTTGATTGCAGAAGGCAAAACCGAAGAAGCCAAACAGTTACAAACAGGATTCATGGTGGCTAGAGCAGCCGGCAAAGACATGGCCGCTGCTTATGCAGACATGACTTCGGGCATGGTCAACACAGATGCAGCACAAAAAGGTCTGATCGGCAGCCAAGGAGAAATGCTCCGGCAAATCAACAATATCAAGTCTGGCATGTACAAAGGCTCAGAAGAAATGCTTGATGCAGGCATGCAAGAAATGCTTAAAAAGACCGGCGAGTTTGGTGTGAAAATGCGACCCGCTGCACAGGCTGGTGTTCTTGAAGATTTTTCAGTACAGTATACCACTTCAATGAATGCCCAGACAATGGCCACTAAGAATTTTGCTACAACAATGGCAGAGGCACGAAAACAACAACAAGGACAAATTGACAACACTGGAACCCTACTGGACGATCAGGCCAAGTTGCGCAAGATACAAAATGAAACCATGTTGGAGTTTCAGAAATTTGTAAACACCGGTCTACCACAGGCCACTGCTGAGATGTTGCAAAAAGTGCAAATGGCATTTAATGACACACTTGCAAAAGTAGCCCGAGGTTTCAACAAAGAGGCTGGGCTAGGTGGTAATCCAACACCTGTACTTCCTAGACCATTGCCGCCGTATGCTACTGAAGAAAACCGCCGTGCTGAAGAGGAACGTGCTCGACGAGCCAACGAACAGCAACAGCGGCAGCAACGTCAGCAAAATCAAAATCCACCTCCGCAAAATCAACAACAACAAAATCAGCAACAACAAAATCCTAACCTGCCACCTGCACAGAATCAGCAACAACAAAATCAGCAACAGAATCAAAATCAGCCACGTCCGCCACGCATGTACAATCCTATGTTCCCGCCTCCAGTTACTAGAGCACACGGTACCTCAGGAGAAGTTGGCTCGTTGTTTGAGCCCAAAGACATTATTGCACAATTGCACAAGGGCGAGCGTGTGCTCAACAAAGATGAAAATGCTGATTTGTCCAAGTTGTTCAACATGGTCAGCGGTGAAAAGTCTCAGAAAAAAATGTTGAACACACAAGAGCAAATGCTCAAGGTGATTGACAGTATTACCTCAGGCATGCGAATCAACTCTAAGTCGGGTGCTGGCAACGATTTTAAAACTGCTTATGCAGACATGAGTTCAGGCATGATGAATACTGGGCCTGCGCAAAAAGCATTGATCGACAGTCAAGGAGAGATACTCAAGCAGATTGACAACATCAAAAATAATGCCATACCTGCATCGGCATCTGGGCAATCAGCATTGCTGGGCGATATGCCCAAACTGGAAATCAACAAAGAAGCAGCAGAACAAATTGGGCAAACTCTCAAAGATGGCATGGGCGAAGAATTCAAGTCGGCCGTGGCCAACATCAATCAACTTGCTGAACAAATGAAAAATCAAGTCAATACAGGACTGCAACAACAAATGGTGGGACTGTTGGAAGACATGCGCCGCAGCATGCAGTCCACAGCCACAGCCAGTGAGCGAATGGCTGCCGTGGCCAGCAACTAACAATAAATAATAAACTATGGCAGAACCCAAACAACCCGGCTGGCGCAAGTATTTCAAAGTAGCAGACACCACAGGTGTTATGAGCCCTATTTCAGGCAGGAACCAATACGGACTTCCTGGATATACCAAAAACGACGGCACAGATACCGGCATGCCTGCGGATTTTATCTTCCGTAACTATGCGTCGAGACTGCCCGAAGTTTATTCCGGACACCCCAATCGTATTGAACGTTACAATCAATACGAAAATATGGACATGGATTCAGAGATCAATGCTTGTTTGGACATTATTGCTGAGTTCTCTACTCAGATGAACGAGCAAAACGGCACACCGTTTGAAGTTGATTATCGTGACAAGCCCACAGACAACGAAGTGTCAATTATTAAAAAGCAACTGCAACAGTGGATCAAATTAAACAAGCTGGACCAGCGTATCTTTAAATTGTTCCGTAACACTGTCAAGTACGGCGATCAATTGTTTGTGCGTGATCCAGAAACATTTGAAATGATGTGGGTGGACATGAGCAAGGTTGCCCGTGTGATTGTGAACGAATCAGAAGGCAAGCGTCCTGAGCAGTATGTGATCCGTGACATCAACCCCAACTTTCAAAACATGACTGTAGCAGCCAAAACCACCACAGATTACATGACCAACCCTGTGACCGGCACTATATCAGGCAACGCCAACTACACCATGCCCAATGGCGGCACTGGAGGCGGTGTGGGCAACAGCAGATTTATGACTGCTATGAACGAAGTTTGCTTGGATGCCAAGCACGTAGTACACATCAGTTTGAACGAAGGACTGGATGTATTCTGGCCGTTTGGACGCAGTATACTAGAACAAATCTACAAGGTATTCAAGCAAAAAGAACTGTTAGAAGATGCTGTGTTGATCTATCGTGTGAGCCGTGCTCCTGAACGCAGAATCTTCAAAATTGACGTGGGCAACATGCCCAGCCATTTGGCTATGGCGTTTGTGGAACGTGTCAAAAACGAAATGCACCAGCGCAGAATTCCCACAATGACTGGTGGCGGCAACAACATGATGGATGCATCATACAATCCACTCAGCATCAACGAAGACTACTTTTTTCCACAGGGTGCAGACGGACGTGGCAGCAGTGTAGACACTTTGCAAGGCGGACAGAATCTGGGCGAAATTGATGACTTGAAATACTTCAATAACAAAATGGCCCGTGGTTTGCGTGTGCCATCGAGTTACTTGCCCACCGGACCGGACGATTCAGACCGTGCAATGACCGACGGCAAAGTAGGCACAGCACTGATTCAAGAGTACAGATTCAATCAGTATTGCGAGCGTTTGCAAGCACTAATTGTGCAAAAACTCGACGACGAATTCAAGATGTTTATGAAATGGCGTGGGTTTAACATAGACTCCAGCCTGTTTAATTTGAAGTTTAATGCACCTCAAAACTTTGCCAGCTACCGTCAAAGTGAACTGGACACCACACGCATTGGTGCATTTACACAGTTAGAACAACTGCCTTACATGAGCAAACGCTTTTTGTTGCAACGTTTCTTGGGTCTGACTGAAGAAGAAATTGCAGAAAACGAAGAAATGTGGCGTGAAGAACGTGACGAGCCTGAACTGGAAACCAACGCAGGACAAGACATGCGTAGCATTGGTATTACCCCAGGTGCCTTGGAATCAGACATTGAAACAGGAGAAGAGGTTGCTGGAATGGCTGCCAACGGTGCAGGTGCACCTGCTAGTGCTGGACCTGTGCCTGTGGTTCCTGGTGGTGCACCTGCACCTGCTGCTGCCCCTGGTGCAGTATAAATAACAACATGCTGTTAAACGAATTTTTTCGCAAAGACCCCGAAGCGTTTCAAGACTTGTCGCAAGACAACAGTCAGCCGCAAGAGAGTGATTTGCGTAAAACTCGTCTTACATTACGTCAACTCAACAAACTGAGAAAAATGAATGATGTAAGAACTTATGAGTTTAAAGAAAAACTCAAACTGGTGCGAAAACAGTATGCACCTCCTCCTGCCCCTCCGGCAATGTAATAAATTTTACATTTATACGCCTTTTTCACCTCTTAAACCTGGTGTTTTTCTCCTAGTGTGTAAATAACAGCACACTTTACCTATAGGAGTTTCCCATATGAACCGTTTTGAACAATTGATTGAATATGTAATCAATGACGAAGAGGCGAAAGCCCGCGAACTTTTCCACGACATCGTTGTGGAGAAAAGCCGTCAGATCTATGAAAATATCATGGCTGAAGAAGCTGATGAAGAACTAGACGAAGCCGAAGACATCGAAGAAGCCATGGGCGGCGATGCCAGCGACGACCTAATCGACGACGTGGAAATGGAAGAAGAATCTGACATGAACATGGAAGCCGAAGGCGACGAAGAAGAAGAATTTAGCATGTCTGCTGACGACGATGGCGAAGAAGCAGAATTTAGCATGGGCGACGACGGCGGCAGCGATGAGCCTGCAACCAAAGACGACATCATGAATTTGGAAGACAAATTAGACCAATTGATGGCTGAGTTTGAAGACCTCATGGGCAGCGACGACATGGGCGACGGCGACGATTTTGGTCCTGATGAAGGCGGTGATGCCATTGAAATGGACGACACTGACGAAATGGAACCAGGAATGATGGAAGCTGTGAGTCTTAAAGCAGCCCCAAAGCCAGTTACCAGTGAAGAAGGCGGCGTAAACAAGAAGTCTACCTATGCAGCCAACAGCGGACAAGCAGGCATGGCCAGCCGTCCAGTACACACTGGTGCAGCCGAAGGTGGACATCATGACACATCTGCTTACAGCAACAACACCAAAGACTTGATTGGCAAAGTCGGCAACACACCTGCACAAGGCACACAAAAGCCTTCAGCAGCACCAAAGCCTAAAATGGGCGCCGGCAGCGAAGGTCAAAACAACAAGAGCCCACTTCCCGGTGGACGTAAGGCTTAATTAGATGTCATCTAGATACCTAAGAGAAGATTTAACTTTTAGCCAGGCCAATATCCAAGTCTTGGAAGAGGCTGATATGCATGGCAAAAAGAATCTCTACCTCAAAGGCATTTGCATTGAAGGCGACAAGAAGAATGCAAATGAACGTATCTACCCGCGACACGAAATTATCAAGGCAGTAGAAACCATCAACGAACAGATCCACAACGGTAACTCCGTGTTAGGTGAAGTGGACCATCCAGATGATCTAAAAATCAATTTAGATCGTGTGTGCCACACAGTTGAAGGCATGTGGATGGACGGACATGCTGGTTGTGGTAAGTTGAAGATATTGCCAACTCCCATGGGAGAATTGATCAAAACGCTGATTACGTCAGGTGTAAAACTTGGCGTCAGCAGTCGTGGCAGCGGTAACGTAGACGACAGAACAGGACATGTAAGTGACTTTGAAATTGTCACTATAGA